GAAAGCGTAGTTGCAGTTCCTCCATCAGTTACTTTTAATTCAGAGCCTGAAATACCAGTAGTTGTACTACCAGCGCTTGTGTAAACAACGTCGAAATTACCAAACAAGTCAGCAACTGGAAATGCTGCATCTGCTTGCACTTCAAAAACAACCATTGGGTCATCAATGATAAAGGCAATAAGATCAGAAGCATTAGTGCTTGCAGGGTAATAATTAGAGAACCTTTGTTCTCCTGTTGTGGGGTCAGTGTACTGACACCCGTTGAATACGCCAACAATAGGTACAGTCCCGCCATCGGCGTGAATTTCCACTGTTCCACCAGTTACTTGCATAACCATGTCACCTTGGAAAATAGCTGTTCCGTAGTTTGCGGCGATTCTGTATCGGTTTTGTCCACCAGTATAAGGGGTTCCCCCTATACGACCAATGGGACGTAAGCCGAAGGCAGCGTCTTGATTCGCCATTTTTACTCTCCTTCAGAGTTTCCGCGTCCCTTTTGTCCAAAGGAAACGGATGATTTACGTTGAGGACTCAGCTTTGGCATGGCTGGATTGTTTTCACGCATCCAATCACGATCTACTGCGTCCATTTGATTCTGTGCCACACCTTGATAGTGTGCATTCCGCTGCTCGGCCATTTCAACAGGGATGCGAGCGAGAACAAGTCCACCAACACCAATGGTGCCAGCGTTGCGTCCCTCATCTATTATTGGGCCAACATAATCGGGGTATTCCTCTGCGCGAACGAGGTCCCATCCTTCTTGCCGTTTTTTATGTACGTTAGTCTTATCGTCGAATTCCATTACGGATTCGCGTATCCAGCGGTGTTTAAAACCGATTGGTGGTTCGGGTGCTTCCAAAGCAGAACCCGGACGCCATTGTTGTAAGCGCTGTGCGCTTTCCCGCGTGTCTGATTCGCGTGATGTCCTATCTGCCATTTTGTTCACTCCGTTTGTCTAATTTCAACACTTCTTGCGCGTACTTCTCAAGAGGAATCCTCATTTTCTTCGCAAAAGCAACTTGACCCGGCGATAAATCTACCGATTTTTTCCGCCCTGATTTTACTGACCGTCCATTGGACGCTGGGGCAACAGTCTGGGCGTTAGACCGCTTTCCTTTATTAAACTTCTGAGGCATTTCCCTACGCATCCTAGAGTCGATTTCTTTATAGTAATCGTCTGACGTAGGATCGTAGTCCTCTTCTAATACTAATTGCTCATGAATTGCTTGGGCAGTTCTCGTCATAATGCGATCACTACCAAACCAATTATTTTTCTCCAACCAACCGTCTAGTTTAGCATCACGAACAGGTGCAGTTTGTTGTGCAGGCGCTTGCGCCGCAGGCTGTTGCTGCTGTTGTTGCACTTGCTGCTGTTGTTGTTGTGCTTGACGTTCGATTTGAGTTTTCTGAGTGCGAACCTTTTCTTTAGCTACCGCAATCTGCGTTAATGCCTGTTGAGCCTTAGCCGCACGATCATAGTCACCAGCTTCACTTGCTTCAGAATATGCGCGAGTGGCTTGAGCTTCTTGTGCCTTTAAACGCCCTTCAGCCTCTGAATTGTATCCTGCACTAACTTGTTGCAGGCGAGTCTTCATGGTTTCGTTTTCTTGCTGAACCTTCTGTGCATACTCATACGCAGCTTGAGCCTCTTCAGAAGCTTGCTTGCGCTTTGCAGTTAATTGATTAATTCTACGCTTTACAGATTCGCTATAATTTTCTAGCTCATCATCATCGTTAGATTTTTTACGAACATTTGTTCGGGTTTCTTCTTCTTCACCAGAAGACGCCTCAACACTTTCATCTTGATCGTCTTGATCGTCTTCGATTTCAACAGAAGTATTATCTTCAAAATCTTCTTCTTCTTGGATTTTATCAGACATAACTATTTTCCTTGCTCTCAGTTACCTTATACATACGAAATATCTTTAGGGTCAAGGATCGTGGCGATAATATTATCGTCATTTATGATTCTAACCTCAAGACCTTCCACTTTAAACCTATTTCCACTATATCTTCCTATAAGAACCCAATCTTTCTCATTTGCATAAGAACCACTTGGGAATTTCTGGGCGTCTTTATAGGCATCTGGCCCAAGTTTTACCACATAAGCCGATACAGTAGCAAAAGATTCACGCTCGCGAACTGCGTCAGGAACAATAATTCCACCTTTTGTTTTCTCGCTAGGGTAATAGGGTATAATGAGAATACGATAGCCCGTAGGCTGTGGTAATCTTTCTAAAGCTGATTGCTTTATATCGGAAGGATCATCAGAGTTTTTATTCTTGGCAACTTTGCCAAAAGCATTTTCAATCGGTTTAGGAATCTCTGAGGACCCCTTTATGGCCGTAGCCGCTGCCTTCGCAACGTGTTCAGGCACAAATAACTTTTTAGTCATCTGCGTATTCTATACCTTTCATCGCGGCTTTGAGTTCTTCTTCAACGTAGGCCATGCCGCGTATTTCACCCACAATATACCGATACTCCTCAAAGGACTGTATCGAACTATCCGCGAGCCTGTCTTTTAGACGGGCATCGCGCTCACGAATGCTCTTAAATAGATATTCTGCTAAGTGTAGTGCATCCATACCACATATAGTATAAAACTATGCGGGAAATACAAGTACAATTACCAAAAAATCAGAAAATTCCTTGGAACCTCTGGGGTTTGGCGATTTGGCTAAACCTACTTAGATTTTTTGGATGTTGTTTTCTTCTTTGAAGAAGATTTATTTTTGGCTTTTGGCCTTTTAATCCACGCTTCGTTTTCTGGTGTAGCTGGGTCATCTGCAATAAAGTGTCCGTTTTCATTACGCGCCCTCACTTCTTCAATAACAACTTCAACAACTGCCTCTACAACAGGCTCTACTGCAACAGACTCACGCTTTGCTGCACGAATTTGCTCAACCATTTTATCTCTTACTGATCCCATGTCATTGTCCTTTCATGCTGGAATTTAGAGCCGCAATATCTCGCTGTGTTTTAATGCGATCCTCTGCAATCCTAGTCTTATCGGCTAACGCCGCTTCTGAAACATCAATTCTCTGTTGCGCGGTTAGAACATCATTGCGTTCTTTCTCACGATCAAACTCTTGCTTGGCTTCAAACTCAGCTTCCTTGCGCTGCAAGTCAGCCGCTTTTATCTGAAGCTCTTGGTTTCTAATTTCCACAAGAGGATCAGACTGCTCAGGTGGCGTAACCGCCTGTACAAGCTCTTCAGTCAAATCAGCAATGATCTGTGCTGCAAGAGCGTCAATCTGAGGCTTAAACTGAGCCATAGGATCAGGTGGAGGTTGCTGTCCCTGCATCTGCCCTTGCTGTTGCATCATCTGAGATTGTTGCTGCATCATCTGCATTTGCTCTGGAGGAATCTGAGACATAACTTCCTGTTGCGCCTGCGCTTCGGCTAATAGACCAATATGCTCCTGTATGTGGCCCTGTAGAGCCATAATAGCATTCGGGTTAAGCTGCATGGCAGGAGTAGACATAACAGCCATGTGAGCCTCTATGTGAGCCTCGTGAGCCTGATCTGGGAAAGCCTGTAAAGGAGCGCCCTGCAAAGCCAACTGATTCTCCTTTGAAGGATTTATAGGTGGCGGTGGGGGAGGAGGTGGTGGCAAAATGCCATCAATGTTGTTTACGCCCAGCGCTTCGTACATTTTACGATACGCCTGATACAACCCCTGTGGGCCACCATGTATCTGTGGATTAGACTGAACCAACTGCAACTCTGTTTGTGCCAAGGCAATGCGCTGGGACATAGAAAAGATGTTGGGATCAGAAACAGGTAAAACATCTACACGAGAATCAAAGTCTTGTGAAAATATCTCAGGACCCATTTGAGCATCAGCAGGGTAAGGATATGCAGGAACACTCTCAGCAAAAATCTTTGACAAAAGCTTAAACTCAATCTTCTGAGAATAATGCAAACGCTTGTGGATTGCAGACATAACCTTAGTGCCACGCTCCATGATCGCCATAGTAGTGCCAACAGGAGTGTCTCCACTCATCTCGCCAATCTTCATGTCAGCCATAGAAGCAAATCTGCGTCCAGCATCTACAAGAGTGCCAAGAAGATTATAAAGCGTCCCTGAAGGCTCCTTGAAAGGGAGGGGCATCAAAGAGCCTTGCAGGGTGCCACCAACCACATCAATATCGCGGAACTCACCGGGCTGAAGGGGAGAATCCTCATCTCGGATACGAGCGCCACGGGCTTTAAAGCCTGCTGGGAGGTTGGAGAGCGTACCCGCATCAATAAGCTGACGCAGGATAGACGTTGAAGCCTGTGCTAATCCCCCAATCATATGAGTTAAACCTAACCCATAAAAACCTAACCCCGGCAAAAATTTATAATGTACAAAATATTGCTTTGCTCGTTTCATTTCATCCATTGGATCGTAGTTCCTACGAACAGACAAAACATCACCAGAATCAGCAACAATAGTTACGATATAAGGAAGTCTTAATCCTGTAGGCTCTCCGTCTTCACCAACATCCTCAAGTCCCTCAATATCAAGAGAAGTATGAACCTCATACAATGTAAGTTCTTCTGAAGGACCAGAAGGACGTATTCCTTGGATTTCGTCAATTGACTCTTCAACCTCATCCATAGCCGAATCTTGGCCCTCAGACTCAGAAGGCAAGTCAATGTCACGGTAAAAACCAGCAAGTTGCAGCTTTCGTATTTCGTTTGAATCCATAGTCAAACGATGCGTAACACGAGGAGAAGAACTTAAATCACTCGCGCCATAAGGAACGATAATGTCTTCTGCATGAATAAACTTGCTAACCGCACGACCCTTTAAAGGATCAGAGTAAACTTTTTTAAACGTAGAACCAATGACAGGAAGATAAAACAACATCTGATCCAACTCTGGATCGTATTCTTCCATCTCATAGGTAATCATGTAATTCATGTAATCTTTAACGCGCTCTGCCTGCTTAACAAGCATTTCGTTCTGCGCACCAATAACCTGTGATCTAACAGGCCCACTAGCAGGAAGAAGTTCACGATAAGCTTGCGCTTGGAACTGTGTAACACTCTCAGCTAATAGCGGGTGGATAACGCCAGAAGAACCCTCAAACGGCTCAGAACGATCCTCAGTCTTCATTCCAAGGAACTCAAGACCTCTTTTATAAGTGTCTTCCCAATCCTGTCGGGAAGCTAAATCATCATCAATAGAACTAACGATATTAGAAGAAACAAGGTTTAACTCATTTTCCTCAATAATATCTGCCAAGTTTCCATCGAACTCAATCTCTTCAAGAACTTCGCCTTCTTCTTCATACTCTCCAACAACTGCGCTTCCATCATCAAACTCAGTAATACCGGGAGCTTGAGCAAGAAGTTCAGGTAATTCTATTATACGACTGTTGTCTTCAACCATAGGCTCATCAGGAAGACCACCAGCACCTAGCCCTTGTTCAATCGCCATCTAAACCTCCTGTTGTAGTGTTCGTATAGCACAACAACTTAATATTCTTCAACATCTTCAGAAATTACCTGTCCACAAGTGGGGCAAGTAATAGAAATTTCTTCAGGCTCATCTTCGTCAACAACGTCTTCAACGATTAAAACCTCATCTTCTGGCATGTCATATTCTGGCATGTCATCATAAGGTAGATGAATGTCTATGGTTACTTTAGGCATCACTTCACCCCAGAAAATCTAGTTCCGCGAAGTGCTGCACCACCACCACGAGCGTTACCAGCACTCGTTGCGCCTTCAGTAGAAGCTGTCTGAGACTTCGCGTAATGCTCTTGCATAACGCCATTGACTTCAACGCTACCACCTTCATTGAAAAATCCCATTTCATTACGAACATCTTTTGGCAACTTAGGAAGGCCCTTGTTGCCAGATGGGACAGGCTTTAATTTCTTAGACATTATGTTATTCCTTTAAATTTAGGGCCACGACCAGACATGACCGCACCACCGTTGTTAAAAGCGCGAACAGTGCCGCCCTTGGCTTTTTTAATAACGCCACGTTTTTTCTTTTTGTAACCTGCTTTTTCGTCATCCGTCATGGCCCTGTATACGCCGGGTGTTTGTGGACGATTAGGGCTGTTAAAGCCTTTGCTTTTCATGGCATCCTCGCCATAATCTTCAGCAAGTTTTTTATCTTTAAGATAATCTTTAAACAATTTGTTTAAACGCTTATCCTTC